TCCTAGTAATGTTAATTCATCACGAGGATTGCTAAGTGACATATATTTATTATTGTCACACCCTGAAGGAGGTGAAGTGTATTTCAATTTATTGAATTACTTAAAAGTGATAGGTACAAAGTGGAATACTCTAAAATTTCTAGAACGTCTTGATGACGCTCGTGAAATTATTGAGATGCTCCCAGAAAAGTCTTTACTTTTCAAGAGCTCTATGAGTACTCCCTTTGGTCAACTTGCTATTAAGCTGGAAGCCGCAGGGAAAGTTAGAGTTTTCGCTCTAATAGACTCTGTTTCTCAAAGTGTCATGAAGCCTTTACATAAGGCTCTTTTTGATATTTTGAGAAAGCTTCCAAACGACGGAACATTTGATCAGGATGCGTCTGTTACTAGATCATCCGTTAAGGCGGCTGCAGCGGGTAAAGCTTATAGCTTCGACCTGAGCGCTGCCACTGACAGGTTACCTGTGTCTTTAACAGCCTCAATTATTGAGGGTCTGTTTAAGATACCCGGGCTAGCCGAAGCATGATCGAAGGTTATGGTAGAAAGAGATTTCTCTTTCAATTCTTATAATCGAGCCAAATTTGAGCTCGATAAAGACGTAACTTATCGGTATGCTGTCGGTACACCTATGGGTTGCCTATCTTCCTGAGCAGGACTTGCCATTACTCATCACTGAATAATGCAGTACTGTTCATACTTAGTTACTAATAACTGAGAATGGGAGGATAGGTACGAGGTTTTAGGAGATGACATTGTCATCTTCGATACCGCCCTAGCGAATACATACTTGGCAATAATGAAGAAATTAGGAATGGAGATTAATCTCTCTAAATCCATTGTTTCTCATGATCGCCCTGTATTTGAATTCGCGAAGCGTACTGTCATTGGAGGAAATCTGGTGAGTGGGGTTACCTACTCTCAGATCAATTCTTGTACCTCCCTTTCTTCTCGGATAAACAGTGTTTATTCTTGAATTGAAAAAGGGTACTTGAACAATCTTCAGACTATAGCCACCGTTTTAAATAATTTTAAACCGGGGTTTAAGTTTAAGGATTTCTCCTTAATGGTTGCTAGCTTCAGCC